TTAATATTATTTACTATAATTGTAAGCGTATTCTAATGGATAATTTTGACCTATTTCAACAACAGGTTCAACCTTATGTCCATTCTTTGCCCACCATTTTCTAGAAACATTTAAGTTATTTGTTTTTCTTTGATAACTTTGTTTATAGTTTCCTTGTTTAGAGCTACGATATGGAACGTAATCTTCACCCATAACTTGCTTGAACCAGTCCTTTGATGCTTGAATTTCAGCAACAATTAAACTCTTAGATAATTCATACATATTTATTTTACTACTTAATTTTTGCATTTCATTACCCGTTACTTCTTGAGAATTGTTATACGCGTCTTGTGAACCAATATATGAGCCATTATCTTCTGACTTCTTTCTTAATTCAACTTCAACTCTATCAATATTACCATTAATAGAATACAATCTCTTTTCAAGTCTTGGTATGTTAGAACCGAAATCATATCTAATCGTTTCTAAATCATTACCTTCAATCTCTAACTTAAACTTAATGTTTAGAGATTCAGTTACATTATTGTATTTATCTTTGTTCATTACAAACTCCTTATTTTAAATACTTATTATTTATCATCTCCTATGAGGCTCTCTCCTCGATCGGATTGCTTGTCAATCTAATCGTTCATAAAAATACTTGTCACTTTATCCCTTTCTTTAATCTTACGAATAAGGGGGGGTAAAGTCAGCTACGCTGAAGGGCTTGTCCCTTGACTAGGATTTTTTGAATCGATATCATTTACATATTCGATGAGATAACTCTCTTTCCGCAAGGCGTTTTTGGGGTGAGCGTAAGCGAGGGGGATTTGCAAGTTCAATCCCCCTATGAATATGTATACCATATACAGGAGAATGATGATGTTCTTACCACCACATATTGATGTCGCAAACTTAGTTCATTTAACACTTGACAATGAAAAACAAGAGTTTATCCTTACGCATAGCAATGAAAGAACTATCAACCAAGAACAACGATTTAACCGACAAACAACGCAAACTAGTTGATACCATCGTAACAACAGGATGCACGATAACTGAAGCTAGTAAAATTGCTGGTTATTCAACAAAAACTAGCGATGATTCAGCTAGGGTAAGTGCAAGTCGCACACTACGTATTCCAAAAGTCCAGAGATATATGATGGAACAGATATCACGAACTATTGGGCTAGGAGCAGTAACCGCTAGTAACAGACTAATCAAGTTAGCTGATACAGCACGCAGTGAGTATGTGCAACTAGAGGCGAGTAAGGATATACTAGATAGAGTAGGTCTGCGCACACCAGACAGAGTTCAACATAGTGTAGTAGGAGATATTAAAGTTAATATAGACTTAACTTAAGTAAGAGCAGACCTTCCGCTATGGGCGATAAGCCCACCCCTCCGAGAGGGTCGATCCCTCGAGGGGGGGTTTAAAACTCTGCACTTATAGACTATGACACCTGTCACTCAAACAATATAGGTTAAAAAAGCTCTATCCATTGTGCGTAGACAAGATATTATTAATATGTAGTATTCTACTAGGCAATATGGTAAGTATAACTGCATACTTAAACTATACTGGTTAAGTAGATGCCTAGCAGCGCTGCTTATTAATAAAGGAGATACGGATGCCAAAGGTTGGTAAGAAAAAATATTCTTATACGAAAAAGGGTATGGCTAAAGCTAAAGCGGCAGCCAAAAGAAAAGGTGTAAGAGTAAGTTATAAAAAAAAATAGTGAGTTGAAAAACACGATAATCTAATTTAAAAGATTATATGAACTCAATGCAAAATCTCGAAAAGAACTTAAAAGAACAAATAGAAAAGAATAAACTATTGCTTGATACTTTGGATCGGCATATAGAGGAGAAAAGAAAATTGCGAAAAGAAAATATGCAGTTGAAAGGAATTGAATCTTGTCCAGCAGTCACAAAAGGAAAGGAACAAGAGTAGAAAACGAAGTCGTTAAATTATTCAAACACGAAGGGTTTAATGCAATTCGACAGCCATTATCAGGAGCAATTCAGGATTTTCCTCACGATGTCCAGGTTAAAGACTTGTTCGGTGGAACAACGATTGAAGTAAAAGCACGGAAATCTGGTGAAGGATTCACACAGTTGGATAAGTGGAAAGGATCAGCAGATTTATTAATTTTAAAGAGAGATTTTCAAAAACCTATGGTATACTTGAATTGGAATTTATTCAAGGAGTTCTTAAATGAGTATAAAGAAAACAGACAACCCCGATGCAGTTGTCAATCTGGAGAACAGACAACTGTTCAACATCAGCTTTCAAGAGAGGGAGAGGTTAAGGAAGATAGTGAGAAAGGTTCACCTAAAATTCCTTCCAGAAAGTTTAGTCAGCAACAAGGAGTGCGACAAGGTTATAGAAAGTCTTGGCCCAAAGGTAAGAGAAAAATTGCTAGTCGAACATTTAGAAAAAGTAAAATAGATGGCACAACTAAATTACAAACCAGATGGCAATACCTTAAAGAACTTTCTAAAAAACAATAATTTTTTTCGAGGCGTAAGAGGACCAGTAGGTTCTGGTAAGTCTGTTGCTTGTTGCATAGAAATCTTTAGGAGAGCTTTAGAGCAAAAGCCAAATCAAGAAGGTAAAAGAAAATCAAGATGGGCTGTTATACGAAATACAAATCCTCAATTAAAAACAACAACAATTAAAACTTGGTTGGATTGGTTTCCTGAAAATGAATGGGGTTCTTTTCGTTGGTCAATTCCTTATACGCATTATATCCAAATAGGCGATATAGATTTAGAAGTTATCTTCTTAGCATTAGACAGGCCTGAAGATGTAAAAAAACTTCTCTCATTGGAATTAACAGGTGTGTGGATTAATGAAGCAAGGGAACTTCCTAAAAGTATCATTGATGCTTGCACGATGCGTATAGGTCGTTATCCAAGTATGAGAGATGGAGGAGCATCTTGGTATGGATTAATCGCTGATACCAATGCTCCTGAAGAAGATCATTGGTGGGCAGTGATGTCAGGAGATGTTCCAACACCAGATCACTTATCAAGAGAAGAAGCATTGATGTTAGTGAAACCTGACAACTGGTCTTTCTATACACAGCCATCAGCTATGAATGAAAAAAAAGAAAAAGACGGAACACTTGTTGGATATGAGGACAATGTTTCCTGTGAAAACCAAAAACATTTAACAAAAGAATATTATAACAATATTATTAAAGGTAAGACCAAAGGTTGGATAGATGTTTATGTAATGAATAGATTGGGAACAATAGAAGAAGGAAAACCAGTATATTCTAATTGGAATAGTGAAATGCATTTATCAAAAGAACCAATACCTGTTGCTCCTACCACCTTGTTCATAGGTATTGATTTTGGATTAACACCAGCAGCTGTCTTTGGACAGAAACTTCCCAATGGAAGATGGTTGTTATTACAAGAATTAGTGTGTTTTGATATGGGAATATCTAGGTTTAGTGAATTATTAAAACACGAAATAGCAAAAAATTATAAAAAATTAGATATAGAAATATATGGTGACCCAGCTGGAGATTTCAGAGCGCAAACTGATGAAACAACACCTTTTCAAATCCTCAGGCAGAATGGTTTGAGGGGTAAACCCGCTCCTTCTAACGACATAGCCCTTAGAATTGAATCAGTTGAAACTGCATTAGGCAGATTAATAGACGGAAAAGCTGGATTTTTGCTAGATACGCGTTGTATAAATTTAAAAAAAGGATTTAATGGTGGATATTATTACAGAAGATTACAAACTTCAGGGGATAGGTATGATGAAAAGCCATTTAAGAACAGGTATTCACACGTTCACGATGCATTACAATATATGATGATGGGAGCTGGTGAAGGAAAACAGCTTATTTCTGGTAAAGCAAAGAAACCTACTGTAATAAAGACGAGAGATTGGAATATCTTTGATAAGAAAAAAAAGAAAACAATATGGCAAAACAGAATGAATGGTTAGTTTATTTCTATGAATCTAACGACCATCATAGACACATAAGATTTTTTAAAAAAGGTTTTAAACATTGTGGGGTTATGGGATATGAACCACATATGAAAATATGGCTACTGGTAGAGTATAATTATGGGCATTTATTTGTTGAAACCTTGTCAAAAAAAGAAGTTGATGCTATATTTAGAATGATTCAAATAAAGAAAGGACACATAATAAAAGTTCCAGTATCATATAAACTAACAGGGTTTCCCAGCTTTATGGGTTCTTGGATTAAAGAACATAGCTGTGTAAGTTATGTCCAAAGATTGCTAGGATTAAATAAATTTTGGATATTTACTCCCTATCAGCTATTTTGTGAGTTGAAAAAAAAAGGTTTTTCTGAAATAAAACTATAGTTATGGGAATATTTAAACGACCTGAAAAAGAATCTGCAGCAGATAGAGCTTTTAGAAAAGATATTGAAGATAGAAAAAAAGAAGAATTAAGATTCCAAAGAGAACAAGAAGAAAAATTAGCATACCAAAAAAAAAGAAAAGCAAAAGGTTTGGTAGGTTCAAGAAGTATGTTTACTAGAGCTGGTGGTAGAGGATTTGAATACGAAGGTGAAGAAATATAATGAGTAGTCAAAAAGGAACTTCATCATCTAGCGGTGCTGGAATGAATAAAGGTGGAGGAATGTCACCAGTTCAATCTGCTGCTGTAACAGGAACTGCAGATTATGCTGGATTAAGTGTTCAACAAGGACAAACTGAAGCTGGAAAAAAATATGTAAAAGAAAAATTAGGTTTAACAGAAAAGAAAGCTGGACCAATGGATTACTTGCAAGATGAAACAACTGGAGTAACTGCTAGTAATCTTTCACAAACAAAAGGTGGTTCAGATTTTTATGGAACAGAAGCATCACAAGCAACAAATGAATATTTAGTTTCTATTGGAGAAGCTAATGTGGGAAATTATTTTGTTCAAGAAGGTGGAAATTATATTCGAGTAAATAAACAAGCATATGAATCAGCAAAAAAATCTGGTAAGAATGTAAGTAAATCATATATTCTAACTTCTAAAGGTAGACAAATGAAATATGGAAGAAGCAAAGGAGCTATGGGAAGTGGCGATTCATCAAGTATAATGGGTTCAATTCCTATTTCAGAGCCAATGTTTGAAGCACAAAGAAAAATGCAAAAACAAATAGGACTTGGTATGAGTGCTTTAGGTATACCATTCGCTGGAGCTTTGGCATATGGAAGTGCAGTATCAAAACAATATGGAAATTATTTAAATAACTTTAAAACAAAACAAGGAATGTCAGCAGTTGCTATATCTTCTGCCGTTGAAAGAGGAGATAAAACAAATACAACTACTAGAGCTGTAGAAGATGCTTCAGGTGGAGATCTTGTTTATGATACTCATCAAAATAAAGAACAAAGAAATAAAAATTTACTAGCTTTAAGTAAAGCAACAGGAACTCAAGCAGAAGGTCGATCATTTTTAGTAGCCAAAGGTAGAACTTTTGGTGGAACTATGAAAGTTTAAATCAATGCCTTATATTCCAACAGCAGAAACAGATATAAAAATTGATTCTTCAGATAAAAGAGTAATAGGTTTTCTTAAAAAATACAAAGATGCTGAAGGTATATTCGATCATTGGAAAGATAAGTATGAAGAAGCATATGAATATACTATGCCACAAAGAGAATCTTTTTATGAAGAAACTATTGGTGAAAGAAGAACAGATAAAATATTTGATGAAACTGCAGTAGTAGGAATACAAGAATTTGCTAGTAGATTACAAGCTGGTATATGCCCAACATATGGAAGATGGGCAAATTTTGAAGCTGGATCAGATATTCCTGATAATAT